TAAAGTTCTTGAAGTAATTTTTGAATGATTGTTTTATCAAGGTTTACTTCAGATTCTTCAATATATCTATTCAGAATAGAGATAGTATCTTCACTTTCAAATGCCTCAAACTCTTGAGGTTCTTGAATATCAAAGTTTTCAATAATCTTAAGCTCTGAAATATTAGAAGAATAAAGTTTATCAATAAACTTTTCAAATTTTTTAGTATCAGTTTTCTTGCGAACAACAACTTTAACTATTTTGTCTTCATATTCTCTAGTATCAAATGTCTGATAGTTAGTATCTTCGTAATAGATATTGTAAAAAAGTTTATATGGATTGTTTATTGGAGTATGTTCTAATGTTTCAGTGTCAAAAATATGAAACCCGCGAGTATCATTCAGGTCATTCCAAAACATTTCATAAGGATTTCCTAGATAGAAGACTGTTCCGTTAGTCGATCGAGTGTGATAGTGTCCCGAGAAGACACGTTCGAACTTCTCAAATAACTTGCTTTCCAAACCATGTTCCATGACGATTTGTCGATTAACTCTAAATCCTTGGAGTTCAAGGTGCCCCATCGCGCACGGGCAAGTTGTCTTTTGAATAAGTTTGAGAGTTTTTTCTTCATTTTCTTGATTAATCCAGGGAATAAAAAGTGTTGGAAGTTTATCCAACACTACTTCAGTTGGTTCGGAATATACGGTCACATTATCGTATTCACGTAGAAGTAAATCTACTGCGTTTACGTTATTGGTATTTTTATAATAAGCAGTATGGTTTCCTACAATCGTATGAACCTTTACTCCCATTTCTTGAAGACGATCGTAATAATTATTCTTAGCCCAAGATAGAGCAGAGAAATCAATTCCTTTACGACTATCAAAAGTATCTCCCATATCTACAACGGTAGTAATCCCCTGCTCTTCGAGTGTGGGGAAAAATACATCATTGTAGAACTTTAGGAAATAATCATGAAAGAGTTTAGAATTCTTTCTAGCACCAAAATGTTGGTCTGTAATAATTGCTACTTTCATCAATCAATAACGAAGCTTAGAATGAACGCCGTCCTTGATGCTATTATAGTCGGAATAGTTGTCGCCGTCAACACTGTTATCATTGCTGAATACTTCAGAATATCCAGACTTTTCAAGAATTTTATTTTTGATTTCCAACTGACGCTTTTCTCTTTGGATTCTACGGAGGAAGGCGTAGTGAATGATTTGAGTGAAATATGCGAAAGGATTTTGCGACTTCTCAGGATTGAAGTTATGAATGTATTGAACGCAGTTTTCAATACCGTCAGAAATCATATCTTCCTTAAACATGTAGTTCACGAAGTTTGGTTTGAAAGACAGGTGATTTGCAATCTTCAGGAAACACTCTCCAATGTAGCGAGGAATAGGAGGTTTTGGTTTGTTTTGCAATACAGCAATCTCTTTATCTTCACGATACTTAATCAGTGCTGCAAGAAACTCTTTATTGTTGACGTAATGCTCTGACCTCTTTCTTTTGGTCATAACTGCTGTGGTTATCATAAGTTTTTATCATTATTATGTAGATATTATAACACCTTCACCAATAGTTGACAAGGTTATTCAAATGTTGTACAATTACCTTTGTCGAGGTTGAAAAGATTTAACTTAGCTATTTTTATAAAGCTTTTCTAAGATCTCTTTAGCATCATGGATATTAGCAATATATCCCATCTTACGACTTATCTTTGCTTGACTACCATCCTTTCTTGAATATTCTCTTACGTAGTTTTGATACATGGATATCATTTCAACATCAGAAGATTCCGAAAGAGTAATTACATCTTCTAGATTAATAATAAACATATCTTCCTTGGTTGTCTTTAACCAAGGTTCAAGTTTATATCCAGATGCACCTGTTCTAGTTTTAACTTCAGAAATGACAATGGGACTAGATACGATTAAGAACGTTCTATCCTCTTCCTCTGAGGCTGCTACTTTAGCAAATAGTTCTTCGCCTGTTTTTAGTTTAACCGTTGCGTAGAAATCTTCTTCAATTCCCATTTGCTTGAACCTCTTTTCTTTGTTTCCACCATAGTTTTACAGATTCACTTCTGTTCTTTCTATGTTGTTCTGTTTGTGGATTACTTTTTCTGTTGGGATACTTGAGACCTTTATGAGATTCACTCATATTCTTCCTTTCTCGGAGAGTATGTTTTTTACCAAGTTTAGTTTGCCTCATTCTCTCCTTTGTTTCTTGGGAATGTTTACGACCCTTCATAGTACCTCCACCTACGCCGCCATTTGATTTATTATGAAGAATTCCTGTCTTCAAATCTTTTCTACCAAAAATAGATATCATATAAACTTCATGCTTAAATGCTTCTTCTTCCGTTAAATTTTGTTTTAGATATATTCTTCTTTCTTTAGGCGGAGGATTAAAAACTCTATTGGATTTTGAATGAATGCGATTTCCTTTACCTTTGCCGATATAGTAAGGAGTTCCATCTTCCCTAAGATATGCGTAAGTGTAATAATTCATTTGCTCTTAAGTTGTATTGTAATTATTTCATAGTTGAAATTCTCTTCATTATAAGTTTTAATTCTTTCAATGAGGTGATTTAAAGTATAATTTTTACGTGAGTTGTAAGTACAGTCATCAGCAATATCATAAAGAACTGCTTTTGTTTTATTTTTTCCTTTCCTTAAAACTCTTCCTATTGATTGTAAATTTCTAATTCTAGATTTACTTGGAGAAGCAAAGATTACATTGTGTAGATTTTTAATATTAATTCCGGTAGAGAAAGTTCCATAAGAAGCAACGATAATAGCATCATTTTCTCTTTCGGTAATTTCTCTTACCATTTCTCTTTCTTCAGCATCAACTCCACCATGAACAAAAAATACTTTACGATTACTTTGCTTTGAATTATTTATTCTTTCGTACAGTACTGCTCCATGAGATTCAACTCTACTAAAAAGAACAAGAGTATTTCCTTTTAGATCAAGAGTAAGATTTGTAATAAACTTATTTCTCTGTTCATGTGAAATCAAATACTGAATCTCATCTTCATAAGTTTCAAATTTTTGTGGTTTATGTTTAAGAACCAAACATTGAATATCTAATTGAGATAGATATCCTTGTTTCATTAATTCATCTGTTCTAGTTACTTTGTATGATGGACCAAATAAACCTTCCAAAACCCACTTATGAGTTTGTGTTCCATCTAATGTACCCGTAAATCCAAATCTATACTTAGCATGATGAAGTTTAGTCATGATATCAATCAATGACTTACTCTTGAAAAGATGTGCTTCATCTCCTATAATGCAACCATAGTCTTCAAAGAATGAACGTTCTAGTTTATATACAGATTGCCAAGTTGTAATAGTAACTGGATGCTCATTTGTTTTCTCTCTACCCGAATAAATGCGGTGACAATATGACTCAGCATCCCAACCATAATCTAAAAAATCCTTGTACATCTGCTCTACAAGAGATGTCGTCGGAACAACTAGAAGAATTTTTTCTCCTTTATCTACGTAATACCTTACGAGGGAATAAATCATCAAGGATTTTCCTGAGGCTGTGGGTGATATTAGTAATTTTCGGTTATGTCGTAGAGCATCGTATACTCCCTCTATTTGATAGTCTCTCGGAGAATGAGAGCAAATAGAATGCATATAATCCTTAACACCTTCATATGAGATGTGTTCATTTATCTCAAAAGGTTGCCCGTAAAATTTATTCTCTTCAAACTTATAAGAATATCCGTATTGGTTGCAGAAATTTACTATCTTGTCTAAAAGACCTACGTAAATCTGCTTAGACCTCATATCAAATAAGTGAATTTCGCCATTCCAGTTTCTTCCGCGATACTGGGGCATAAATTTTGCATTCGGAATCTCAAACTTAAAGTGGTCTCTAAGTTCATATTCAATATGAGGTTCCGTATTAATTTTTAAAAATACTTCGTTGGATTTTGATATAACAAGATTTGCTGTACTATCAATCACATTAATCCATTCATCTATGAGTATTTATTTACCCCAGACCAGCATTAAATCTCATAAATTCGATAGCATTCTTTATTTGATAAGTTCTATTCTGTATCATTTTCAAGATACTTTCAATATAAACAAGCATTGTATCGTAGTAATCAATTTTCAGACATACCTTCGATAGGTTTTCATCTGCATCTAGATACTTTTGTAGGGTATCTTTATCACGTATCTTTTTGGGGAAAGGATTTTCTATATAAACTTCAGGATCTGATTTACCTGAGTAATACTCATATCTTTCGTGGCGAATATTTCTTTTTTGCTGTTCTGCTTTCTTCCTTAGGAGAAAAATAGTATTATATAAATCAAAATATTTTGCGTGTAGGATAGGAATATTTAAAGATTCTGTGTGTAAGTTATCGGAATCTATTTTCGAATCCTGTTCCCACATTTTTTGGATAGAGTCTAAATCAATGCTCATGAATTAATAATTTCAACGTTTACGATGTTAATGGATCTCCATTCCTATCAACAATATTATACATCAAATATTTAAATGTTACATCTGCTGTAAAATATTCAGTGTCATTTGTTGTAGCATTAAAATCCAAAGGTGATAGGTATACTGGGAACATAGATCTAAATTTAACTTGGAAGTTAAATCTTTGACTACTATTTAAACATATTAGAGTTCCATCAGAATATAAATTTAGGTCTGATTTATATGGTTGCTCAAATGATTCATTTGTTTTTTGGAATTCATAAATTTCGGATAAACTTTCGGGAAATCCTAAACCTCTCATCCAGTTTTGAATTTCCATATAATTCTCTAAATTTTCATCAACCAAAAATTTTACAGTAAAATCATCAAATACCATCTTATCACCAGGAACAGGTATATCGTTTAGATAGTTTGTCTGAACTGCTACTCCTAATGATATGCTAGGGATAGATATTTGATTGGAAAAAAATGCTACTTTAGGTGCCCTATTAAGAGTAAACTTAAAGTTTACTGAAGATAGAAAATTTCTATTGCCAACTTGATTTGAAAAACCAGACATGATTTTTTTAAATATTTAGATAAAAAAAGAGGGTCCTTGCGGACCCTCCTGAATCTCTATGTGAAATGAATCACATGAGGT